TTTATTTTCTGGCTCTGGGTATTGTTTTGTTTTGGCGTCAAGTAATGACTGAATAAATATTGGGCTTCCAAGCTGGCCATCTGAAAGAACATGAATTGCCGCTAACTTTTCAATAGCATCCTGTTCTTCTTTTGAGCCGAATGCTGTAACCGCTATGGTATTAGCAAGTATAGCCGCCTCTCCCTTATAGATATCCATTTGAGCATTGTCATTTGCTGTTTTGTCATTGTCTCTTGCCTGACGCTCTGTCCTTATCCTCTGGCGCACAATCGCTTGCTGTGTTTCATCAAGAGAATTATACACATTAGTGTATCTGCCAAAATCGCCATTGGCTAATTTAGTTGATGCCTCAACTCTGTTTTTGGCAAAGTTAGGGTCAAAAGCAAAATCAACAAGGAAATTTTGTTTTGCTTCAATAATCTTGTCGTCAACATCATTTGCTTTTGAATTGATAAAGTCGATATCATTAGTGGCAATGATTGTCTCTCTTACGCCTTTCACTGCAACTTGTATCTCTTTGTCAATATCAATGTCGCCGCCAGCAGATGATTTAATAACCCCATACAAAACATCATCTAATTGATCCAAAGATCTTTCAGCATCAATCCGGCGTTTAGACATATCTGTTTTCAATACGCTTTCTAATGCGTTCTTATATGTTGATGCCGCAATAGTGTTTGCCGTAGCTGAGAACGATGCCGCCTCATCTGGATCCATTTGCGCTAATAAATTGGAATACCCGGCAATGTTGCCTTGAAGTTGTGCCTCTATTTTGCCGACATCTTCATAAGTAACAATGCCACCGCCATCAATAATAGCATTGATCCCGGCAACTTGATTTCGCATTTGGGCTTCTAAGTCAACACGCAACCTAGCCGCCGTGCCAGCCCTTGACGCCGCTCCAAATATTGTGCCGGGGTCTTGAACAACATCATTAATGTCTAGCTTATTGCTGAGAGCCATATTAATTTGGTCTTCTGTTAATGGATTGTTATATCCATACTGAACGCCTTCGCGCTTCGCCTCAGCCACAGCTTTCTCAAACGCAAACTCAGAAACCTTGTTTAAGGCGTCAGTAATACTGCTATATACCTGAGCTTGCGCTCTGCCTGTCTGAACAAAGTCAACAGATGGCATACTGGATATTGCGGCGCCTAGAGGTCTGTAACGTGGTAACTCTGCCATTAGTTTATTGGCCCCCTTGTCCCGGTGCCAAGAGTAGATGTCGGCCTACCAATCAAATTAAACTGATAAGCTGTTGTTGCGCCACTTGCAATAGAGCCAATAAAGCCAGCTCGCATAGTGGCTCTTGCTTGCTTCATATATTCTGCCGCCTGCATTTCGCCGCCGCGCTCTGCAATGATTTGATTGTCTTGAATAGTGTAAAGCTCTCTAGCGCCTCGCCCTTCGGCATATCGAGTTAATGCCAATGCGCTACCTGAGAATGGATCAATGCCACCAGCCGCCGCCCTTGCGTTAATTGCGGCTTGTGTTTGCAAGATGTTGTCTAATACTGACAACCCTTGCTCACGATACTTGAGGGCCTCTTGCGCGCCCTGTATCCTAGCCATAGTCGCTTGCGCCCCAAGCCCTCTGGCTTGCGAGCGAGCGGCCATCATTTGTGACATTGAGCTGGCGGCTGATGCCACCATCCCTATGCCTTGCGCGGCGCTACTAATACCTGCCGCAGATCCTAATGCCGCCATAAATCCCATTTTACTGTCCTACACTCACTTTATAATCTATGCCCAAGAGTGTCATCTTGAGCGGTACGGTTTGGCCAATCGTAATTTGACCATCATAATTATAACCTAAAATGCCGTGAAGTGTCTTTATTCCTGTAAACTCAGCCACATCATCATCAAGAACCTCAGAACCAAAGCGGCGGAATGGCACCTCTTTGCCGTTGATCGTTAATGCCTGTGTCTCAAACAATTCCGCATTTACCTCAAATATACGCTTCTTAAAGCCCTTCAGAGAGCCGCTGGGTAGCCTTGGCTCTACTGGCAGTGTCTTTACCTCTGGCGTGAAGTTAAGACCGACCTGATAGCTCTCAGACGCCGCCGTAGCAAACGTGATCGTAAACGGCGTTGCAGGCACAGTTTGATCCGGCTCCACAATCCCATCACGAATGATCTTAACTGTTTCAGCTTCGAGGTGATCCATTGTGACAGACGCCGCCGCGCCACCTGTTTTGGCGCAGTCAAGCAATACTGTGCTATCAAATAGTTCGACATAATAAACCGTGCTACCATTGACCGTGCGTTTGACCACCACATAGATATCATCAATATCAACCCCGACATTTATAAACTCTCCATCGGTTGTCCATTCGCTAGGCGCGATGACATTCTGTGATCTTAATAGTGTATAACACGCAATCGACCCATCGTCACCATTTACTACCAACAAGCGGTCACCCTCATCAGTACCAGTGGATTTACGCACCGCCATTTCTTCTGGCGATTTCAACAGGTGTGATGACAGCAACGAGATCTTTGCTGATGTGTAGGCGTTCTGCGTGTCGGTAAACAGAAACTCTTGCAACGCTTTGCCCTGCCGCTGAACAAAGATGGTGGCACCATCCACGTTCTGCAACCTAATGCCCGGCTTGATGCCAAACCCAGTTTGCTGTTTAACGATGAGATTGCTAGGCGTGATAGGTTCATCCAAAGTTTGCGGCACATAAAACTCACCGCCTGTCGTAAACACTTGCAGATGGCGGCCAGAGAAAATATCGACAATGGCGTTAAATGTGCCAGTGTCTAGCGTAGCCTCAACGCCGTCATCGTCCAGAGCTTCGCCCGGATTAAAGTTAAAGAAATCCGACACCCGGCTACCAAATAATGTTGATGGCCTACTGCTAGTGCCGCCAAAGTATAGGCGGCCTTCGTGGAAAGTCACCGATCTTGGGTAGCCCCTTGTGGCTGACCACACATCTTCATAACCGTGTTCTGTCTCAAACTTGCCAGTCGTTATAGCGCTGGTGTCAAAGAATGGAATTTCGACATACGCCTTGACCTCAGTGTCGCTGACGTATTCTGTCACCCTAGCGCGGCCAAAGCCTGACAAGACATTGAAATACTCATCCACCATTGCCGTGCCAAATGCCTTGACCGAATAGTTACTGGTGCCATCCGGCGCTGTGTCCCAAGCTGGGAACACAGTCAGCACCTTAGTGGACGCCACATAATCCTCAACGTGCCTGACTTGGCCAGCGCCAGTGCCAGCCGTGATTTCAATAAACATACCATTCGGCTGATCGTCAGACGTATAGCTTGATGCCGCCTTTAGCGTAATTGTGTTGCTGGTGCCGCCCTGAGCTGTGCCGTTGTCGCTAGTCACGCTGGATGCGGTGATAGTGATGTTGCCGCTGGTCGCTGATGGCGTGATAGTATATTGAGGCTCATGCGTGTCTAGGGCATACGCATACTTAGGGATGTGGGTAAATGTAATTGTGCTGGCCGTCCACGATGCGTCAGTTGCGCCACGCACAATCTTGAGCGGCGCCAGACTTTCGTGAACAACGATCACGGTATCGGCAGACTGCACCCAATTCATTTCCGGCAAGATGGCGCTAGTCAATGCGGCCACAGTCAAATAATCATTGCCTGACCCATTGATGTCAGTGATGAGCGCACCATCCTTAAACACATACATCTTGCCGGGTGTGAACACCAGCATATAGCTGTCAGTCACACTAAACTCAAATGATACCATCCTGACAGCAGTCCCAGCTCCGCTATCCAACTCGGCGACAAACTTAGTGCCGTCCCGGCGCTTGGCACCGCCTTGCGGCTGGATGCTGACGTTGCGAGCTGTCGTTAAGCCAGATCCATACTGCGTGATGTCAGTACGAGCGCGAAGCCTTGGATCTAGTTCGCCTGCCGTGAAATCATTTTGGATCTGGATGATGCGGCTCATATTAGAACCTTATGTCAGATATCGGAAATTCCTGTATGCTTTGGGCTGGCTTGTCGATGCCATCAATATTAATAGCAACGCGAACCAAACCGCCACGCATATTATCAGATGGGGCGCCATAGGCTTTCTGGTGATAGTAGTCAGCTTTGGTGAGCTGGTCTGTAATTGGCTCGGCAAACTCAGCGGCCAATGCCGTCTTTAGCAAACGCACAAAGTACGGTGGAAAATCGGTAGGCTCTGGCCGATATTGATAATCAATATAGACAGTTTCTAAGTTCGTATATAAACCACCAGCATAGATCTCATAATCACGCACCGAGCGCTCAGAGATTGCGCTGGTGGGGAATACTGCCTTTGGTAAGCCAAGACGATCACCCGGCAACTGATACTTATATTTCCATTCGTTGATCGGGGTGTCTAGCAACTGGGCAAGCTGTACCTTCTTTAATGTCCAACTATACGGGTACTGCATCAGAAGAGTGTCGCGCACATCGTCATAAAGACGGTCTGCAACCTGAGCCTCATCTGTGCCATCAGAAAAACTTGAAAGAGGTGATGCGCCAAGCATAATTAGCGCATCGGAGCAGATTGATAGTTTTGTGTCGCCAGAGGCCATAGTCTACTCCTAGTGAAGGAAGGGGCGACCGAAGCCGCCCCGACCAATATTAGTCAGTGTCAGTCATTGCGATGGCGGTGCCATCGGTAACATCAACAACGCCAGAGGCGTTTGATGCAACCATAACGATTGACATCGTTGGGGTCGCGCTGTCGTGAACGAAGATGATATCGCCAACTGACAGAGTGTCTGCCAAGTCGTTGAAATATCCTGCGGTGTTCACGGTTGCGATAGCGTCAGCAGATGTATAGGTGTACATCGAAGGCGCATTGCCTTTCTTTGCGGCACCAATAACATTCCAACCTGAAGATGCGAAAGCCATAATATAGTCTCCTCTCTTACTCGGTTGCGCTGATCTTGACAATGCCTTCATCGTCAATGGCCACTGCACCAGCAGAGAACATTGAAGACACGAGGAAGGATGTCTTTTCAGCTACATAGTTGATTTCTGAACGCTGGTTCATGCCAATGCCCATCCCTACTGCATCGCGGTGGAATGCGAAGCAAGTGCGTGTGGATGGTAATGGCAAGCCACCTTCGTCACGATCACCAAGAGTAACAAAGCGGAAACCGAGGAAAGTGTCGATTTCGCCCTGCACCAGTGCCTTAACGCTGGCGAAATCAGAGCTGGTCAGCTCAGTTTCGTCAAGCAGTGAAGACAGGCCATTGGCGTGGATCAACATAACGCGGCCTTCGGAAGGTACGTTTTTGGTGTCCAGTGCTTTCTTAGCGGCCAACAGCTTGGCGAGGTTCATATTAGTACCTGCGCCGCCAACTGATGTTGCAACTATTGATGGTGAGGAAGCCGCGTTCAGTGCGTCAATGACGAGCTGATCCATACGGCGACCAATAGCAGAACCAACAACTGTGACTAGCTCACGGCGTTCGTCAAAGTTGACTTTCTGCTGGTTGAAGATATCTGAATATTCAGCGGCGATGTAGTCTGACATCGTAGCTGTAACCTGTGAATAGGTTACGTTCAGAGGGGTGACGTCTGTCTGTGGTACACGGACAGTTGCGGTACCTTTCCCGATCTTCGGGAATTTTACCTGATTGCCTTCGACATTTGAACGCTCACGAACAAGTCCAGCAAGGGCGCGGTTTGCTTGGTACGCCTGCTTGACTTCCGCATCGAACATTTGAACGAAAGCATTGGAAATGCCTACTGCCATTTCTCTATCCTTTCATAAAAAGTTAAATACAAGATCGCGTCAGGTATCCGATGCCGGGCTGTCACTTGGGCATAAACGCTACGCCCCCAAACGTGTGCGACAGGTCGAAGCTCGATTGTCTGTCAAGTGAAAATATAATGGAAAAACTGGGGCGTGTAAACACCCCAGTTAATTTACATAGCTTGGTAGTCCTGAGTGCCATAAACTTGCTCGAACATCTTTTCTACTTTTGCCCGGTAGATCGGATCATTGAGATACTCAGGTTTTGCTACCATTGCGGTTAGCTCATCCTTCGATGGCGCACCTTCTGGCTGTGCCACATCAATCGGAATAGAGCGGTCGCCGTAGTAGCTTCTGATCTTCTGAAGAGCGCGGATACCCTGAGCGGTGCCGCCCATAATCTTAAACTCTTCAAAATCATCC